GCGAGGCGCGCGCTTCTGCAGGAGCGCACCCGGTAGTGGCGCACCCACCCTGCCAGCGCTGGGGCAGGTTTTGGCACGGCAGCACGCGCAAGCCGCACCAGTACAAGCTGGGCGACGATGGTGGGTGCTTCAAGGCCGCGCTACAAGCCGTGTGCCGCTTTGGCGGCGTGCTTGAGCACCCAGCACACAGCAAGGCATGGGATGCGTTCGGGATCATGAAGCCGACTGCTGGCGCAGGATGGCAGCGCGACCACGACCTGGGCGTTTGGGTCTGCTACGTTGAGCAGGGCCATTACGGGCACGACAGCCGCAAGCCTACGTGGCTGGTTGCCGCCCGCCTGCGCCGGGAAGACCTGCCTGAACTGAACTGGACAAAGGGCGAACAGCGATTGCCGGAATGGATGATCGAGCGCTACGGCTACGAGAAGGCCAGGCGCATCGGCGTCGTGGCAATGGTTGGCGGGAAGAACAAGACCGCGATTCGCAACGCCACGCCTGAACCTTTCCGCGATCTGCTGCTTTCGATAGCGCGCAAGGCGCCTAACGTGAGTTAGACATCACGCCGACGCATAATCGCCACGCGCAGGCCCAGCATTCATGCGGGTTTGCGCTGTGCAAGTAACGAATAACCACTAGCACAAACCCTAGAGTTGCGAGCACTTTACAGTGTGCTAAAGTGCTCAAGCCAACTCAGAAATAAACGTGTAGCCCCAGGTCTGGGCAGCAACCGCGTGCACGCGCGGAGGGTTGGCGCCCGCTGTCCAGACCTGGGGTTTTTCTTTGCCCGTAGGGCAGAAAGCACCGCGATGAATAGCGTCGCTCAGATCACCCCCTACCTGCGCAACGTCCAGGCACCTGCTGCAATTCGCGATCTACCTGCCTGGGTCATCTGGCGCCTCGAACACGACCCCCAGGTAGAAAAGCCCCGCAAGGTGCCCTACTACGCCAACGGTGGGCGCAGGCACGGCAAGCAGGGTGGCCCGAGCGATGTCGGCAGTCTGGTCACGTTCGACGCAGCGAAGAGAGCCGCTGCGCGCAGGGGGTTCGACGGGGTGGGTATCGCCACGCTCCCACAGTTCGGGATCTGCGCCCTGGACTTCGACGACTGCATTGTCGATGGGCAGATTGACCCCGCTATCGCTCCCTTACTGTGCGACACCTATGCGGAATACAGCCCGAGCGGCAAGGGCATCCGCGTTCTTTTCCAGGGCGACCTGGGGAACAACAAGGATCACAAGACTGCCAGCAACCGGTTCGGGTTCGAGACTTTCTCGACCAGGGGGTTCGTGACGTTCACGGGCAACACACTGGACATCACTGAGGTGATGGGCAACGAGGATGTTGTTGCCCCGCTGACACAGCGCGCTACGGATCTGTTCGCGACCCGCTTCGGGCGCCGCGACGAGGCAGATAGCGATCCACAGAGTACGCCACCGATGGGCATATCGGCTGCGAAGATCGACGAGATGCTGCGACGACTGGACCCTGACATGGGGCACGACGAGTGGCTGCATGTCGGCATGGGCCTGCATCACGAAACCCATGGAGAGGGGTTCTCGCTGTGGGACAGATGGAGCGCGCAGAGCGAGAAATACCCAGGGGTCGACACGCTGAGAATGCGCTGGCGGTCTTTTGAGACAGGCGCGGGACGGGTCGTGACGATACGGACAGCACTACGAATGGCAGGGATCAACCTGCACAGTCCCGCCAGTGCTGAGGAGTTCGAGAGCATCGTGGCCCAGGGCGAACCCGAGAGCGCAACGCCCCGGTTCGTGTTCGAGCCGGTGCACACGTTCAGCAGCACCCAGGCGCTGCCCTGGATCGTAAAGGGCGTGCTGCCCAAGGCGTCGCTCGGTGTCGTGTACGGTGCCAGCGGGTCGGGCAAATCTTTCGTCGTGCTCGACATGGGCATGGCAGTTGCCAGAGGTGCCGAGTGGCGAGGGCGAAAGGTGAGGCAGGGGCGAGTCGCTTACATCGCAGCCGAGGGCGCTGACGGCTTTCGCAAGCGAATCGCAGCTTACGCACAACACAACGCCATCGACCTTGCCGATGTGCCGATGACAGTCCTCAATGCCGCCCCGAACCTGCTCGAGGAGAAGGACGCCGCCGATGTCGCAAGGGGGGTCAAGACAAGCGGAGGGGCAGATCTAATCATCGTCGACACGTTCGCCCAGACCACCCCAGGGGCGAACGAGAACGCTGGCGAGGATGTCGGCAGGGCCCTGGGCTACTGCAAGCGTATCCACGAGGTGACGGGCGCGATGGTGCTGCTGATCCACCACAGCGGCAAGGACTCGACTAAAGGGGCGCGAGGGTGGTCAGGGCTGCGCGCCGCGTGCGATGCCGAGATCGAAGTGTGTCGAGGCGACACCGGGCGCTCGCTGCGACTCACAAAGAGCAAAGACGGCGAGGACGGGCTCGAATGGGGGTTTGACCTCGAGGTCGTACAGCTTGGCGTTGACGAAGACCTCGATCCCATCACCAGTTGCGTCGTGATCGAGGCGGCAGTGCCAGCGGCAGGAGGGGCCTCGGGCCGCAAGATGGGCAAGAACGAGCGCGTCGTGCACGAAGTAATCCAGGAGTTCGCCCAGGCACAGAGCGAGGGCATCGAGATCGAACCGGTCATTTCTGAGGCTGTTCGGAGAATGAAAGAGCGCGACGGGGTGACCGAAGACAAGCGCGGCAACTACAGAACGATGGCGCGCAAGGCTTTGAACAAAATTTGTGGGGACGATGACGACTCCCCGTATTGGTTAAATCCTGCAAGTGGGGCAATTGACGTTTGCTGAACGTGCGGAAAACAGCGTGTTTAGTTTGCAGAAAACTGCAAGGACTACAAAACCCTACTTCCCTACTTTTGACCCTACTCGGCGAAAAGTAGGGTTTGCGAAGATCCCTAATCACCCTACTTTCCCTACTTCTCCCTTTAGGGAAGTAGGGAAGTAGGGTAGGGATCGGGGGCTGGTGAATAGGGTTTTGTGCAGGTTTTGCAAAAGTAGGGAAGTAGGGTTCTGGCAGTGTTGAAGTTTGCAAATTTATGCAAGGAGGTCGATCTTGAAAAAGTTGCTAAAGACGAATGCTGCGGGCAGGCGGATCGGTGAGAGTCACCCGAGGTCGGGGCTGCTGGATGACGAAGTCGACTTGGTGCTGGAACTGGTTGAGTCGGGCATGAGCTATGCGCAGGTTGCGCTGAAGATGGATGTGAGCAAGTCGTGCGTGGCGCACATTGCGACGGGCAGGCGCAGGTCGCAGGTTGCTGTGTCCGTGAGGTGGGTTAGCGATGGGGTTGGTGTGGCATGATCGGGTCATGAAAGTTGGACGACCCTCTTTGTACAAACCGGAGTTTTGCGAGACAGCGATCAAGCTGGGCGCGCAGGGCAAGAGCTTGGCGCAAATTGGCGCTGCTGTTGGCGTAGGGCGAAATACTCTCTGGGACTGGGCAGATCGCAATCCTGAGTTCGCCGATGCCATCGCGCGTGCGCGGGATCTGGCCATGGCATGGTGGGAAGAGCAAGGGCAGACCGGCATGTGGGAGACGCCCGAGGGCAAGCGTCTCAACCCGCAACTGTGGTCGCGCTCGATGGCTGCCCGTTTCCCCGACGACTACCGCGAGAGCAAGAAGCACGAGGTCACTGGTGCCAACGGTGGGCCGATCAAGACGCAGGTTGTGATTGCGACGGGCGTGCCCGACGAAGAGATTGACCTTGACGATCTGGCATGAGCGTGATCGACCTGGGCTACAAGCCCCGACGCTGGCAGGTCGAGTGCCATCGCAAGCGCAAACGGTTCACGGTGCTCGCTCTGCACAGACGCGCTGGCAAGACCGAGCTAGCACTGCGGCAACTCACTGACAGCGCGCTGCGATTCAGCGACGAGCTTGGCCTGTTCTTTTACGTCGCCCCGTACCTCAAGCAGGCCAAGACGATCGCCTGGACGCGCCTCAAGCAGATCGTCGCCCCCCTGGTGATGCGCGGGCTCGCAGAGATCAACGAGTCGGAGTTGTGGGTTCGCTTCCTGAGCAACGGGGCAATGGTGCGTGTGTACGGGGCAGACAACCCCGAGGCAATGCGTGGCGTGCGCCTGGACGGGGTTGTGATCGACGAGGTCGCTGACGTCAAGCCTGAGACATGGCGGGAGGTACTGCAGCCTGCACTGGCTGACCGCAAGGGGTGGGCTGTGTTCATCGGCACGCCCCACGGTGTCAACCTTTTTTCACAGTTGTTCTTTGACGCAGGGAGCCTGCCCGACTGGTATGCGGCCCTGTTCACCGCATACGACACCGAGGCGCTCGATGCTGACGAGGTCGAGCGGTATCGCAAGAGCGTCGACGAGAACACGTTTAAGCGCGAGATGCTTTGTGACTTCGGCGCATCGGGCGAGGACCAACTCATCAGCCTGACTGATGTGTTGGAAGCGTCGCGCAGGCATGTGCGCCTCGATCAGTACGGGCACGCTGCTCGAGTGATCGGTGTTGACCCCGCGCGATTCGGCAGTGATCGCAGTGTTGTGTTCAAGCGGCAGGGTCTGTACGCGCATGCGCCAGTGGTGTACCGGGGGCTCGACAACATGGCCCTGGCCGATAAGGTCGCGCAGGAGATTGAGCGGTTCAAGCCTGATGCTGTGTTCATTGACGCAGGTAACGGGGCAGGGGTAATCGACCGCCTGCGCCAGTTGCACTATGACGTCATCGAAGTCCCCTTCAGTGGGGCGCCGAGTCATCCTCGGTTCCTCAACAAGCGCGCCGAAATTTGGTTTGAGTTGCGCGAATGGTTGCGCGCGGGGGGAGTCATCCCCGATGTTACGGAACTCAAGCAGGATCTGGCGGCGCCGACATACCGGTTCACGCCTGCGGACAAGATCCAACTCGAAAGCAAGGACGACATTAAGGCCCGGGGTCTGCCGAGCCCTGACCTCGGCGACGCACTGGCGCTGACATTCGCGTTCCCCGTGTACCAGGATCGCAGCGTGCGTGCGCAGGCGAACAGGGGTGGTATCCCCGATCGCGATCAGGGCTCTGGGCTTGACTGGAGCCCCTACTAGCGGGCGTGTCCGTGTCGTGTGCGATGGGCGACACAATGGCGCCCATTCCCGCTAGGACATCCCATGTGTTCATCACCTGACATTCCGCCGCCCCCGCCGCCCCCTCAGGATGCCAAGTCTCCTGACACTGCTGCGCTCACGGACAAGGCCAAGAAGAATCGGCAGGCAATGCCCCAGGGGGGTACGCTGCTGACCAGTCCTACAGGTGTCACATCGACACCCACAGGCAAGACGACGCTCTTGGGGCAGTGAGCGATGTGTTTGGCAAAGACGAACGTCGGCGAGCGCGTCATCGGGTCCGACAACTTCAAGAAGATCGACCCTGCAGGGGCCGCTCTTGAGCGATTCGATGCGAAGCATGTCGCCCCGATCTTTACGGGCAAGAGGCCCGACGGGCAAGAGGCGCTGACTGCGACGAACACCCCGCCAGTTGAGAAGGGGCCCCCTGTCGACACCAACGACACAACCCTGCTGACCGGTGCGAGAACCGTCAAGAGGGCGACCCCTGGGCCACGAACCACACTACTCGGGCAATGATGGATCAACCGATCAACCGCAGGCAGCGCACGCTAGCACGCAAGAGCGTTCTATGGAACGAGCGATCGTCTTGGATTCCGCACTGGCGGGAAATCAGCGAGCACCAGCAGCCCCGCGCGGGCCGTTTCGTCGTGACCGATCGCAATCGTGGGGACAAGCGGGCAAACAAAATTTATGACAACACTGCGGTGTTCGGCGCACGCACGCTGGCGGCAGGCTTGATGTCAGGTGTCACCAGCCCCGCGCGCCCCTGGTTCCGCATTGCCATCCGCGACAAGGATCTGATGGAGTCGCCTGCAGTCAAGACATGGCTGCACGAGACTGCCGAGTTGCTGCGCGCCATCTTCGCGGCGAGCAACACCTACCGGGCGTTGCACACTGTTTACGAAGAACTCGGCCTGTTCGGCACAGCGGCGAGCATCGTGCTGCCCGACTTCGACAATGTGATTCACCACTACCCGCTGACGGTCGGCGAGTACGCCCTGGCGACGAACAACAAGGGCGAGGTCGATACCCTGTGCCGCGAATTCCAGATGACGGTCTCGCAGATGGTCCAGCAGTTCGGTCGTGAGAACTGCAGCACTACGGTGCAGGATCTGTTTGCCAAGGGTCACTATGACACCTGGGTCGATGTGGTGCACATGATCGAACCCCGTCGCGAGCGCGACGTCACGAAGCACGACGCGCGAAATATGCGCTTCGCGTCGATCTACCTGGAACCGGGTAAGGATCAGACTGACAAGTACCTGAGTGAGTCAGGGTTCAAGCGATTCCCTGCACTGGCCCCTCGGTGGGTCGTGACGGGTAACGATGTCTATGGTACGAGCCCTGGCATGGAGTGCCTCGGGGACGTCAAGCAGTTGCAGCACCAGCAACTGCGCAAGGCACAGGCGATCGACTATCAAGTCAATCCCCCCTTGCAAGTGCCGACGAAGTACAAAGAGGCGGTGAACGCGCGCCTCCCTGGCGGGGTGTTCTACGTCGACAGCATGGGGCAGAACGCAGGTGTGCGTAGCGCCTTTGAGGTCAACCTCAACCTGCAACACTTGGGCTTGGACATTGCCGATGTGCGCGAGCGTATCCGCTCGGCCTACTACGCCGACCTGTTCCTGATGATGCAGGGTGACACTCGCAGCGGGATCACCGCGACTGAGGTCGCCGAGCGCCACGAGGAAAAGCTGCTTATGCTCGGCCCCGTGCTTGAGCGACTGCACAATGAGCTGCTCAGTCCGCTGATTGACATCACTTTCGATCGGGCTGTGGACGCAGGCATACTGCCCGAGGCCCCCCCTGAGCTTGAGGGTGTTGACCTGAACATTGAGTTCATCAGCGTACTGGCCCAGGCGCAGCGCGCGGTGGCAACCCAGGGTGTTGACCGGTTGATCGGTGTTGTGGGTGGCATGGCGCAAATGAAGCCCGAGGTGCTGGATAAGATCGACTTTGACCAAGTCGTCGACGATCTCGGGGATGCCTACGGTGTCAATCCGAAGATCGTTCTGCCAGACGGGCAGGTCGCTGCTCTGCGCGAGCAGCGTGCGCAAGCGATGCAGGCACAGCAGGCCGCTGCTGCCGCGCCGACGATGGTCGACACGGCGAAGACTGCGAGCGAGATCGACACCGACAATCTGGGTGATGTGATGAACGGACTGATGGGGTACAACACGCCCGGTGCTGCGGGGGTGCAAGAATGAGGCGCTGGCTCGCAGTCGCTGCAGTCGTGGTGTGGGTGGGGTTCTTCGTGGCGCTGGCCCTGCAAGACGCTAAGGCTTGCGTACCAACTGAGGTGGGCGGCACGGGCAAGGGCTTGACCACTGGCAACGTGCACAGCCCGGTCGTTTTGTGGGCTGCGTGGTGGTGCCCTCCGGCGTCCGGGATTGGTCCGTATGCGCGCCGTGCCGTGGCCTGGGGGCCTACGCATTTCGCAGACCCTGCAGCATGGCACGATGCGCTGACCCGCCGTGACTGGGCATGGCTGGAGGCTCGCTCCACCTGGGGCCCGGATCACCCGGA